AAGAAAGTCTTTCCAGTAGAAGACTCTCCAGCAATAGCAGTAATCTTATTCCCAGATACACCACCAAATATGCTACCTGAAACCAGTGCATTAAAGATGTACGAACCGGTGTCAACATAAGTCTCAGTCTCATCAATATCGGAAGCAAGTTGCGTATACTCACCACCAATTTCTTTTACAATATCTTTTAAAAAGTCCATTAAGCTACCATCCCGTATTGTTCACGAAGAATTTTTTTATAAGGAAGTCCTTGTTCACGAAGTTCCTTAACAAGTTTTAATTTTTGATAAAGTGCCGTATTTCCACCCAGAGTCAGAGCACTTATAATAGTATTCAATTCTTGATCATTAATAGGTAGATCCATTCATTTCTCCAAATTTTTAGACTCTGTACATATAACCCAATTATACCTTTTTTTGAGTTCATTTGCAAACCAATATGCAGTGGATTCAGTTTCAAAAAATTTTTTATTTGTTGTAGGAGACAACTCTCCTGGTTTAGACCAAGTAACTACATATTTACTCATGAAAAGAAACTATCTAAACTGATTGATTTTTCCACAGACCATCCGATAGAATCGAGAATAATTTTCATTGGTTCTACAAAAGACTTGTTAAACTGGGTATCGTAATCAATATACTTTTCCAAATCAAGTTCTTTCGGAAAATCTTGGATAAATGCCATCACATTTTCTTGAATTGGATTAGGAACCTTTAGGTAAAGAAATTTAATCTTTTCCCCACTCTGAATTGCTGGGTATTTTTTGTCTAGTCCAGCTTTTTTTGTATAGTGATTATAAAGAATTGCTCCTCTGACATGAAATGGGACACCTTTATTATACATGGTAGTTTTAGAAACCCATTTATTAATTTCAGACACACTACGAGGAAAAGCAATCTCTTCAGGTTTCAATGATTTAAATTCTTTGCGAGAATTTTCAATAAAATCAATCACATCATCTTCTGCCTTGGTCATAATGATATCAATGGAATCTTTAATCATCTTGCGACAAGGGGCAGGAGTTGAGGTTTTGATTGCTTCAATACCCATCATTTTCAGTTTTGGTTTTTCATAACGAACACCCTCAGAGTCCCACACACGAAGAATATATCGTTTCTTACCAGTCCAGATACCCCTCTCTGCGATATTCTCGCGTTTCATGTACATCTTTTGATCATATGCATTCAAGTAGTCGGCCAATTCTTGGTAAGAACTTTCAATATACTTTTCAAGTTCCAACGAACAGACCTTATCAAGGAAAGTAACAACTTCATCAGTAGTTTTCTCTCTCCCTTTGAATACAGCGTCAACAAAAGGACCCATATTAATATAAATGGAGTCAGTATCCATAGCAATAACATAATCAACCTCCTGAGTTTTAAGAACCTTATTCATATAAGAGTTCATTTTTTCCTCAATCCACTGAATTGCAACTTGTCCAGACAGAGTAATAGCTTCCGCATTTGCAAGTTTATAGTAGCGGAAGTATTCATTACCGATCGCACCATAAGCGGAATTGAGTGCAATCTTTTTAGCCATTTGAATGTTATCGCAACGAGAAATCTCCCTTTCCAATTCTTTAGTTGGAGTTTTTTCATAAGCCTTCTTAGCTTCAATCATCTTCTTTTTGAAGATTACCCGTTCATTATACATTTTCTCCATGAGTTCTGGTAGGAACCCACGAATATCTTTACGATACATTGCACCATTAGCACAAACTGCATAGTCCTTATACATCTCAAAGGTCAGTTCTTTCTTCAGAACCTTATCTACATTTACATTGGGGTGACGAGTATCAAGAAGAGTTTCTGGAGAGATGTTGTATTGCATGATCAAATGCGGATACAGAGAGTTAAGGTCAAAGTTTACAACCCATTCATACATTCCCGGAGTTGGTTCTTTAACATATGCACCTGCATACTTCTCATTCTTTGTATTACGTTCCTTTTGTGGAATTACAATATTTTTCTTAAGAAGATAATTATAGATAATTGCATCCCAGGTACGAACTTGATATGCAATATCATTAAAGTTCACTTTTGCGTCAAACGCTCTAGTAAAACAGAGATCAATCAACTTTAACTTATCTTCAAGTCGATCCACTAGTTCTACGTCAACGATGTTATATTCTACAAACTTTTGCCAGTTGTTAGAATAAAAATCCCTGAAAGTATCATATTCTGAGTGGTCCAACTTATTCTGACCCAACTCCATGAAAGCAATATGATCCAGTCGATAACTCTCTTGATTTGGAGTTGCTGGAGACTTCTTATAAAGATCCAGGTAATCAATAATTGACACTCCAGCAATCTCACAACTAAGTTGTTTGCGACCAGAAATCTGAACTTCTTTTACTTTTACAATATTCCAAGGGGAAAATTTCTTAGCAACCTTTTCCCCCATTAGACGAGTAATTCTTCCAATAAGATATGGAATATCATAAAGTTCACAGTTCCATCCAGTTACTACTTCTGGAGTGTTATTTTGCCACCAATCCATAAAAGTATTGATCAATGCATATTCATCCTTACAGTAAATGTAATTTACATTTGACTGTGAGACTTGTGCAGGACGAGAACCAAATGTAGTAATCTGTTTGGTATTATAATCCTGAACTGTAACCAAGAGAAGTTCCTCAGCACAATTAAAAACATCTGGAAACCCACTTTCAGCAGCAACCTCAATATCAATTGTGATCAATTTAATTTTATTAATATCAAACTTGATCTCATCTTCTGGGTATTTTTCTGCAATATATTGGTAAATAAATCTATCATTTCCAAATACTTTAAATCCATTCACACCCTCATACTTTTCCAAGAAATCCCTACAATCTCTGATAGTACCTGGGCGAATAGGTTCAACATTAAGACCATCTAGAGTCTTATATTTACTCTCTTTCTTTGATGGAACATAAAAAGTAGGATAAAATTCTTCCCTATTTGTAAAATGTTTCCCATTTTCATATCCTCGGACAAGGATATCATTACCTAGTTGAAAGACATTCGTGTAAAACTTCATTGAGTAAGAGTCAAATAATCATTAAGTAAAGTAGATTTCGGGTCAACCAAAGTTAAAATTTTATCTGAAGATATCATAATAGCATCAGTATCATCCGTCAATTCATATAACCATGGAGTAAGTTTTCCATCAAAAATCTGATATGGTTTTATGAGTTTACAATCAGGTTCCCCAAGTTCTGATATCATTGCGGAAATTCTTGAAATTAGAACTGTTCCGCTTACTAAAATAATAACCTGCACATCATCCATTATTTTCTTCCATTAAAATTTTTACACTATTATAATCTGCTAAATCATTGCTTGCAGGGGATATGGGTAGATCATTGTTAACTTTCCCATCTACACTCTTATTCATTTTTTCTTCATATGAATTTTTAATCCACTCTAAAGGTTCAACTATAGAAACTACCCAATCATTAGATACGAGAATCACTTTATCTGAGGAAAGTGGAAACCAAGGAGAAAATGATACTTTATAATTTAGTTCTTCCATTTCATTTCCAACTTCCTCATATAAAAGTTCTGGAGTAAGAAATTGTACAACATATGGATTATTAAAAACTAAAGTTAATACTTTTTGTTCATCATTGACAAGTTCCTTTATGTCAGAAATAACTTGTTCTCCAGATTTCAATAAAGCTAATTTTATTGTCATTTTTTAAAAACTACTTGTATTTACAATACCATAAAAAAAGGGGGGTGTCAACTGGATTTTGCCAGTCACACCCCAAGCGACGACGATATTCAAAGATATTTAGGCGCCGTCACCATCTGCGGAATTTCCACTCCCACCCCCGCCTGGATTCTTAGGCACGGCTTTTCCTGCAGGAACTACTTTTGATTTACCAGTCAACGGATTGTAGATTTTATGCCTAACGGCAGCAGGGTAAGAAATCTGTTTAATGTTTCCGACTTGTTCTAAGAACTGTTTAAAGGATTTCATACACTTTTCTTTTCTGATGTTCAGGAATAATCCTATTTAGTTTGACATGGAGCAATCCATCTTCAAACTTGACATCAGAAACTTTAACATCATCAGAAAGTGTCCAAGTCCTCGTAAAGGCCCTCTTTGCAAGACCATTATGAAGATATTCTCCTGTATCAGAAGTTTCCGACTTCTTCGCTTCAACGAAAAGTTTATTCCATTCAGTGAAAACTTCAATATCTTCTTTTTTATATCCTGCAAGAGCGATCTCTAAACGGAACTCCGTTTCACTCTCCTTAATCAAATTGTATGGTGGGTAGTTGGAAGTTGTTTCGTGAACCGTTCCTAAACGGTGAAACCACTCATCCATACCAATACTATATTTTTCAATATCATTTAAAAATTTGTCAATGTTTCCCGTGTTGTATTTTGCGAGTAACATAATAGACCTCCTTAAGCGTCTGTTGGTTTGAATTACGGATCCGAAGACTCCGTTTTAGCGGATGGGTAGTCGGATGACCAGACCCATCACTTATTATATATCGAGACATTAAAAAAGAGGAAGGGTGTAAAACCGATCCTCTTTTGTAGTATATTCCGAATATATCAGGTTTCTGGTTTCTTTTTCTTACCAATATTATACTTACTCTCAAGAATCCAATCGCCCTTATCCTTATAAGAAAGAACTTTAATTTGATTCAAAGGAGCTACATCGGTGATAGAATCTGGTTTAACAATTGTTACCAAACCCCAATCAGAAATTAGATTGATGATTCTATTGCGTCTTTGAACATCATTTACTGTTAAATTTGCATGTTTACCATCAAGAGCAAACAACTCTTTAAAGTGAACAATATAGTAACGACCCTGTTTATGAAGAATATGACAGGACTGGTAAATTTTCTTTTCCTTGCGCGAGGCAACACCGATACGAGTGAGCGTCTCACGGACTTTTAGAAAATCGTCTGGTTCATTCAGAACCACTTCCACCATTTGGTCTTGTGACCAATTGACTTCTGGTTCAACAAAGGTACTCATCTTTTGCCTCCAACATCAAGTTTTTGTTTAATAAATGTAATTTGATCTTTAGTAAGAATCTTCAATGCTTGTTGGGCCTTTTCATTACTATATCCATAGTATGATTTGACTGCATCAAGATCTTGAATCTTCTCTTTTTTAATCCACGGAGAAAATCTTTTCCGTTTCCTGACACTATTTAGTAAAAAATCATACTGGAGTTTGGAGGGTAATTGATGATTCATGTTCATCTCATTCGCAAACATGATAGTGTCAATATGACCTGACATACATTTATTGACAACAAATGCAGGATATTTCTTTTGCCATTGAGGATCTGAGTCATCCATCAAGTACTCTTTACTAAAATTGATGGAGTTTAAATAATCTTTTAGTTCGTAACTCATCGGATAATATCAATAGATTCGGGATTCTTATTCCAGGTCTCAAGTTCAGTACGAAGACGACCTTCCGACTTCAAGTTCTCATAACGATTAGAAGCTTTTTTCTTCCACCAGTTCACAAGATGATCAAAATGGAATTTGTCATAGTTTTGACCTGGACGCAATACTTCTTCCTGACCCAGAATTACTTCACGAGCATTTTCAAACCCGTAATCAGAAATATAAAATCTCTTTTGTTCAGTCAGATTTTTTGCATTTACAATCGCAGTCTGAAACTCCACAACCTTTTGAGAAGGTAAGCTTTTCTTGATGATTGAGATCATCTTCTGTTGAGTTTTGAGTTTCCGACTGGATGCGTCCTCCTTTACCAGAGATTGATTGTTGTTCCTCTGAATAAACCATTTGTTTAAGTCCTGAAAGATCTCGTCATGGAGCAGAGGTGTGAAATCACTTTGAGTCAGACCCTTGTATCTCATATAAGGTTTTAAACCATCATACTGAGATGAGGCTTTGGTAGAACCATAAAGAGAAGTTGTCTCAAACGAACAA